GCATCACCAGCCGCATAACTAGCTACTACCCTTGATGCCGCTAAAAGATACGCATTAGAACTACCCGTAGTTGTTTTAGCTCCCTGACAGTCTTCATACCACCTTTTCATTCTGGCGATTCCTTCTCGCCATGTATCGTTTACCGTCGAAGGCGCACACCCGTTTGCCATGCCATTCGGACTGCTGGCATTGTTATCGTCTGCTGTTACAGAATAATCTCGTATTTCTGCCATGACTAACCTCTACTCTCTTTACTAATTACTATCGAAAAATATCTCTAATATCTGCACCTATTCCAGCTACTTCACCGGCATATCCTAATGCTTTTTCAAAATCACTTAACCCTGGCTCAGTGCGTGATACATCACCTCCAAAATCTCCACCTACTACATTGAGATATCGTGATAGATTTTCATAAGGATTTAACTGTTCTCGCATAAACATATCATATTCATCTGCTAACTGTTCTCTTTGAAACATTTCCATGTTAGACCCTACATCAGCTAATCTATCCGCATCAAAATATCGTGATTTTTCTACTTCTGGAAGATATCCCAATCCTTTTAACATACGATCTCGTTCGGATTCGTATGCACCACCATATAATTTATTAGCTAATTCGCCCATACTATCTGCTACTGCTTCTTGTCCACGGCCTAACATTTCTGTCATCATTCCCGAACCATATCGACCACCACTAGCAAATTGTGCTGTTAACCCAGGAATAGTTTCTCTGCGAAATGCTTCGCCTAAAGCAGCACTAGCATCATCATACATTCCTTTTAAATATGGATTAGTTTCTGGCGATAAATATTGGCCACTTAACGTATCTGATAACATAGATGTAGCAGCATCCGATACACCACCGCCACCTCTCGCTATTGATTCCATCATGTCATACGCATCTCGTCTTTCTGGAGACATATCTGGTAACAATGTTTTACCGTAAGTGTCTACACCACCTTCTCTGTAAAGACGATCTGCTTCATCAACAATATAATCTAAATCTTCAGAAAAATACGGGGTACTTCTAGTGGTTATAATTTCTTCATCTGCCATTACAATGTCCTCACAAATTCTTGTAACATACGATCATTATATGATTTAAAAGGATTTCTATCGCCCCTTGTTAATGGACTAATAGAAGGTTTTGTTCTTGTTCCAAACTCTGTTATTGGCCTAATTCCGCTACCACGAAATTCTGGTGCAAAATCATATTCTCTATCCAACATACTTAATCCACTGGCTTTTCTAGGGCTTTTAACGCTTGGATTATACGGTTTATTAAAAAAATTCTTTACGCTTCTTAATCCCTTTTTAAACGGATTTTCTTTATACATCCTATTATTTAATGGTAAATTTACTCTTGCTTTTTGCCTTGGTATAACTGGGTTTACAAAAGGATTATTTAATACAGCCGTCATACTCGGTGCTAACGCATTGTTACTTAATGTAGGAATTGCACCAAAACCTGTTCTTCTTGTTGGCAACGTAGGATCTTTAAACGTAGGCAATATTCCATCTTTTGGGGGTTCTTTTAAAGGTTTTAATGCTTCGCTTAATAACCCCATATTAATAATGTCTTTTGCTACATCTTCTCTATTATCTGTTTCTGTGTCTGTTCCCCTACCTGTTTCTGTACCTATATCTGTTCCTGTACCTGTCTCTGTTGCTGTTTCTGTGCTAGTTTGACCTGTGCTAGTCGTAGGTGCTGATGGAGTTATCCCACTATATTGAGGATATTGACTACGAAATACATTTAATGCTGTTTGATAATCTTGAGAACGTTCAAAAATTTCTCTAAATAATCGTTCTGCTTCTGTTTCATTGCGTTCTACATCTTGTCCTTGAGTTGGAGCAACTATTTGTTCTCCATCTAATTCCCAATAACTTTCATCATACTTGTGATCGCGTCCTCCACGAATACCTTCTCCCGCTACTCTTACTGCTTCTTGTTCCCATCCTGTTTGAAGCATACGAACCGGATTAAAAGCATTAACAAAATTACTTATTAACCCAGGGGATTTTCGTTGTTGACCTCGACCCATTTCTCTAAACGCATAATCTAATGCGTCAATAGCAAAACCTGAACGCAAATCGTCTGGTACTTTTCCAGTATCTAAAAACGTATTTAATAACTGTTGTTGTTCACGCATTGATGCTTCTCCAGATTGGGAAGCATAAGCTCGAATATCAGTATTAAAGTTTTCTCGGTTTTTTTCGTTTGGGTTCTGTTCTGTCGTCCATTTATTAATGTTCGACCATATTTGTTCTGGATTTTTATTCCATCCGTAAAAAGAAGTTACCCACCCAGGTTGATCAAATGGAATATCTTTTGCACTAACAAAATGTTCTTGGCTTCGATCAATGTCACCGTCTGCATTAACATGGTAATAAGAACCGCGACCAGTATCTATTTTCTGGCCAGTTTGCCGTGGAGCAAAATCAGGAATATTACTAATGTTATTAGAACTATACCCAAACAAATATGGGTTTAAATCATATAATTCTTGCATCCTGGGACGTTGTTCGGAGTTAGTTACATTGTTGTTTTGTTCTTCGGGTGTCATTATCTAATCCCCCCTGATTTAATATTGGCTCGTACACCGACTGCTTTTTCAAATCCATTAGCAATATCTAAACGTAATCTAATGTATCTTGCTGGTACTCTAAAATTATGTTCGCCAATTGTATTTTCAGTTACACCAGAACCATAGGTAAAATCTGTATTTAATGTATTTCTAGTCGCCATAAATACTGTATTAGTTGCTGTTGCACCTTCTACTAATGGACGCACTCTATCAAGAAATAACATATCCATATCTTCGCCCATAATTTCACCAGTTTCTAATCTAGCTGTTAACGCTGCACCGCCGAATGTTCCCGATTTATGCTCCGTATTAAATACATAAGCGGCTAACTGCCCACCTTTCCAGATATCTGCATCTAATGAAGCTGGCAGTGCATCTAATGATGTAGATACCGCATCTAGTCCATCCAACGTATATCCTACACCACGCCCTCCAAATATCATTTCATGACTTACTTCTGCATAACTCCAGTTATTTGTTTTCCAATCATAAATTAATATTTCATCTGGATCGCCATCGCCGTTACAATAACTCCACATAGCTTTTGCATTAGGAACATCAATAATACCTGTAATTCTATGGTATTTAAGGTTATTTGCTCTTTCAAAAAACCATTGATCAATACGTTTATCACCAATAGGCGTTAAACCACCACCAATGTCATATCGCATAAAACCGTCTTGTGAAAGAAAAAATACCGAATTGCCATATCGAATTACACTTCTAGATGCCGGAGTCCCCATACCTACTGATGTTTCTTTAATCCGAAATACTAATGGTGTACCTACATATTCCATCTCCCAAATACTTCGTTCTTGAAATACAACACCAATATCTCCACCCGAAATAGCCATTATTTTACCACCATCACCTACTAAATCTTGAAAATCAGATTGGGTAGTAGGAATAGTTCCCCACGAAGTTTCATTTTCTAATCCACTCCATTGCAATCGGCTTACATATTCAGTTCCGCTATCTATATCCCCTAAAACAATAAATCCCCTTACTACGCCTATTTGTTTTGCTTTAGGTGGGCTACCACTTAAATCACCAAATGTACCACCACCAAAAGTCGCTATCTGAATATTATTGTCACGATTAGTTGCAATAACTTTTTCGCCCCATTTAATAAACTGCCAATAATTTTCATCACCTGTTGAATAAGTCGAACCGCCTATACTTGTCCAAGTTAATACACCACTAGAATTGACTAATCGGTATAACTTAGTCGCATCACCACAATACATTTCTGTATTGCTTTCTTTATCCGTTAATGCAATGGCTCCTCTCGCATATGCCGTTAATGCTGTTGTATCAATAGACATACCTTTAAAGGGCAAATAAAAACTTTCATTAGGCACAACATTTTTAGCTAATGTTACCCCTTTTGTTCCTATATCCGGTAAATCAGGACGAAAATCACCAAATGTGTAAGTAGCTACTGGCATTATGGATTCGCCGAATCTGTTTTAATACCTACTGACCCTTGCGATGCCCTGGGTCTTCGATATGTTTCTGATGCTGTCCACGCAGACGTTTTATATTGGCTTAACCAACTTGCCGCGGATTGCTCATCTTGAATAAAACGAAACGCATGAAATAAAGACGCACTTAAATATACATCTGGATAACCAGTTAATACAAAATTACTAGTATTACTATCTGATAATGCAGTTACTTGGGGGTAATAAGACAATTCGTATGGATATGCACTATCTGGTTTAACATCAAATTCTATAACATCGGATATAGTATAAAATGATGGTCTACCCGTACCTGACCTATGGTGTAATGATAGTTGCGTAGGGGCTACATATCTTAACACCACAAAATCTGCATCTGATGTTAAATTTAATCTGTACCCTTCTAAAAAATCTGTAGGTAAAGCTAAAGTAGATGCACTGGTTGATAATGTGCCAGTGGATCGTTGTATATTGCCACGAACACCGCCTATCTCTGGGCTGTCTGGGTGTGCCGGATCACGTTTAATATACGTTTCAGCTAAATCAATAAACTCATCTAAATAAGTAGTTAAGTCGCTTCTGGCTGTCCAGTTTGCGATTGCTGTTTTGAGTTCTGCGTATGTCGTAATTGCCATGTTTTTTTACGCTCCTGTATTCCTTGAAGCACTAAATCTGCATGAACCGAATCGCCCATTAGCTCTAACCAACTGCAATTACTTGTCATTGATTCTTTTTCTGCTAACCATTCTCCTGCATAGTCTAAATGTTTAGTTTCCGAAAAATCCGGTATCCCCGCAGTATAATGTACTAATTTCGGGATTTCATCTGTTTTTTCATAACCAACACAAAAATTCCATTCTTCAGGTAAATCACCTACTGATTCTGCCCATTCAAATGATTGTGGGTTACTCGTTTGATCTTCTATATATTCGGTTGTTAATTGTTGGCATTTTGCATTGTCAAATACCATTAATGATGGCCATTCAAATTGATTTTCGCTTTTACGCACATATACTGAATGTTGACCATTAACAAACGATTGTAACTCTTGTATATCTCCTAACACTAACATATCAGCATCTAAAAATACTGAAATACCCTGATATCCACTTAATGCAGGACATAAATATCGACTGTAAGTAAAATCGGTTAGTCCAGTTCTGGTTATTGGCAAAGATGGTAATACCAATGGCACTATTGCTACCGGTTTTGATGATCTACGCACTATTGACCAATGCAATACGTTATACGCTACTGGTTGTCTTGGATCTACCCCTATGTATATTCTCATAATTAATCCTGTAAAAATTTACCCCGAATCCGATTTCTCACTGCTTTAATTGCCCCTTCTACACCTAATTGTGGTCGTCGATAAAATTCTACCGTTTCCCACCACGGACAATCACCTTCGACTCCTTCATGCCAATGCGGATTATCATGCACTATTACAAATGCGGGTTTTCCTAATGCTCCGGCTAAATGATAGGCAGTAGTTGGTACACACACTACAGCATCTAAACAAGTTACTAATGANGCTGTATCTTCATAATCTGGAGACATGGTTCCCCACGGAAAATCATGTATTTTTATTCCGCGTGTTTTTAATAATTCTAAAATGTCATCAGAATAATCTTTATATTGTAAGGATATAAAATTTACTGGTAATTCTAATATTGGTAATAGTTGTTCAAGTTCTAATTTTCGATTTCTCCAACCATCGGAACCGGCCATGCCTCCTGTCCACGCTATGCCAATATTTATTTTTTCTTTTAATGTCGATAATAAACCTTTCCACATAGCTATTTTTTCTGGAACTAATTGTAAATATGCTCCTCTAGGTTTCATTTCTGACCATTGCATCATTGTAGCCATAGACGTTTGATGCGTTGCAATAATCGGTTCATTTACCTGTTTATCAAATTGTTTGCCAAATACCTGGGTATTAAGAAAGGTTTTTTTAAATAATGTTTCTAATTTTTTATTACAATTTAATTGGGTAGGTTTAATAGGACACGCACTCATAAATGCTAGTTGATCGCCTAAACCTTGTTCTGCGTATACTAATAACTTCGCATCTTCTTCACCTTGCCACTCCGGTAAACCATAATCATGTTTATCTCTAAAATCCGCATGACCTAATTGAAATTGATAATGATACCAACCTTCTCGCCATTCTCTTTTATGTAATTTAGCAAACGCATACGCAGTATGAGCCTGTGCGTGATGTTCGATATCTAATGATTTTTTTGCCCACTTTTCTGCTTCTGCAAAGTTAAATGCTTGCACATAAGCATTGGCTATTAATCGATAAATCATCGCTTTATGATTAGGCGGTTCTGTTACTGGCATCATTTTTAATGCCGTTTTTAAGGTTTTTACCGCTTTTTGGGGGGTTTGTAATACGGCTTCTGTNGCACCTAACATCATTAAAGTACGCCAAGTNCGTTTCTGTAATACAGCTTGTTTTACTATTGGATANGCAAACGGNGCTTTACCCCCGTCTATAAAAAACCGAGCTAATAACACTAATCCTTCTGGATCATCAGGATTATCATAAAAATGCTCAAGCAATGCTGCTCCAGCAAATTTTACGTCTTTATTTTGTAGTGCGTTATGTATATCTAATAATAATTCAGACACGCCCCGTTCCAGTTCTCAAATATGCGTATTCGCTATCGTTTAAGAGTTTTTTTACTTCATTCCATTGATGTTTATTAAAAACATCAACGCCTTTCTCTTGTTTCCATTTGATGATTACTGAATTAGGTATAGACGCAACGTGCCACCAATCATTTTTGATGCCTTGTTTAGAATATTCGTTTAATCCTTTAGCTCCACCTACATCATAATTTTGAACAGCTTTGTTCCTATTTAATGCNGGCTCTACGTCTTGCACCTCTGCAATCGTGGTTACATTGTTAACCTCATCATACTCATGCCATGTCTGAGTACGGGTTACGGGATCATAATCTAATAAACGTTTACTCATGCGTGTGATTTAGACATTTTTCCAAACGTTGCATTTTGTGTCATTTGTTTTAGCCCTTTATTAGAAAAATTATTAATATTTTTCATAAACTGGCTTTTATTATTAGAAAAGGTTTCTGTCCCTTTTGCTTCTTTATTCCCTTTATAAGTCTTTTTTGGCATAACTTAATCCTCTTAAAAAAGGGGGCTTGTTTGACCAAGCCCCATAATTACTACTATCAGGGAGATTATGATGTAGTGGTTGTATAGATTTTACCAGAAGCCGCTTCGTTTTTAGACCCAAGCGTATATTCCGTGATAATCAAACGTCTGTCAGAATCGCCTGATTTACCAAGGTCTTCTGTTTGAATACCACGAAGGTAAGCAACACACCAATATTCCATATCTAGTGCATATACGGTTCCTGCCGGTTGAAATCTATTAGCAACAATTTGGTGTTGCCCAAAATCTGATATATAAATATCAGCCGCACCAATTACCGACCCTGGGGCAAGTCCACCATTAGGTTGTGCATCCCGATATTGTGTACCAATACCAGCAAAACCTGATGCTACTTGCTTGTTAAAAGACCCTGCCATAATTACCCCAGGATCTCCTCCATTATCCCAACATGACTTCACAACAGATTTCAGGTTTGCTTCTACAAAAGTAGCTGCAGTTCCTGCTGTTGGAGCGGTTCCTGGGACACCAGCAGTGGTCGGAGGAGTAGTCGCATTAGCCCCTTGCTGTACTTGGTTAGTAGATAACCATGCACCTAAACCGGCTAACGTTCTTGCTGTTCCTGCACCACCGGCTGTACCGGCTTGTGCTGAAGTTAATGCAGTTTCCATATCCCTCTTGAGTTCTTTACCTCTTTTAGAAATCTGGTAACTCAACTCATCTTTACGACCAGCAGTATTTACTGCTTGAAGCGTACCCGTCACTCTAGGTACTTTAGTGGAAATTTGCGTGTAGTTTCCCAAACGAGAAGTAGGTGCTGCGGTATTAGTTGTCGCATCATCACCTTCTATTTGAGCGTTACTAGCAGCAGAAGCCAAAGAGTCTGTTTGCCACTCATATAAAGTAGCTGTAGCCGTTTCTCTTGCTGAATTAGTTAAAAACGGTGTGTCCATAGGACTAATATCATAAATAATATCCGTCAAATCTTCTCTTTGACCAATCGCTGTGTAAGTTTGGTATGAACCTGCTGGTACTGCCATTTTACTTATCCTCTATTATTAAATAGGTTAGAAATTGCTGCGGCTGCATCATTGACTGAACCTGATTTTTTCAGATTTTGTCGAACTTTATTGTCCGCATCCTGTTTAATTGCTGCATTAGTTCGTTTTGCTCCTGGCTTTAGGATTTTTTTACCAACCTTTGCTGCTGTTTTCTTACGAACTTTTTTCGTTTTATCTTGTAAATCGTTTAACTGCATCGCGTTTCTGACCATAACAAAAAAACGATGATCAGTTATATTATTTACCTGATCTTCCGAATATCCATTCGTCTTGAGGAATTGACGGATTTTTGCACTCTCTGCATTAAATACATTTTCATCATTCCATTCTGGTATAGCGGTTATCAATGCTTTCTGCTCTTTCTCAATCGCTTCTTCCATTGTTTTAACACGCTTTGCCTTAAATTCATTTTGGCGAACCTCCCAATTTTGGGCGGCTTTGCTTCGTAAATTTTCTAAATACGCTCGTTTATCAGCAAATTTTTGACGTTGTATCATAAATTGTGTTGGATCGGTTTGTTCTAACGTCGTCCAATCTACTGTTTTAAACTCATTTAGAAAATTTTCTTGTAATTCTTGTATAAATTCTGCTCCTTGTTGAGAATCTTTTTCAAATTGTTGTACTTCTCTGTTTAATTGATCTTCCAGTTTTTGTTTTATTGCTACTGTTTCAGATGCAATTTTTTCAGATTTTTCTTTAGATTGCCAATCATCTTTCCATTGGCCAATCGTTATTTCTTGTCTTTCACCATCAGAACCGTTTACTGGTATCTTTAAATTATATAAATCCGCAGCATCTACTTCTATTTGGTCTGCTAACTGTCCTAACGTTTCTACTTGCCACGTTTCTTCCGTTGGCTCTTCAACTTCTTCTACTTGTTCGGGCTCTTGTTGTACTTCAACACGTTCTTCTTCTACAACCGGTTCTTCTACTTCCTCAACCGTTTCAACAATCTCTTGTTCCGGTTGTTCCGGTTGTTCTTGCGTTTCTTCTTGTGGCAATAATGCCGCAGTAATTCGTTCTTCTATATTTAATTGCTTCTCAGCCATTGTCTATCCTCTAGTTGCATCTCTGCCATTTTTCCAGTTTTTAACGTCGTTTCAATTTCCGATTGTATCAAATTAACAGCATTATATAGCTGATATACGTTCTCACGTTCTTTTGTCTGTTCCCAATCAGAATGTTGCCACATTTCCATTAATCTATTTCTAATTAAAGTAATGGTTTCATTCCATAACGGATTTTCAATTATTTCTCTAGCAAATATTGATCGCCGTCTTTCTTCTTCCGGTGTCATGTTTCTCCATCACTTACATCTTTTTGTAATTGATCTTTTAACATATTCATATCACGGTTTTGCTGATTATCGCTAATTTTTGCTTCGGTTTGCAACAATTTTGTTAAACTATCAATTTTAGCCTTAAATATTTCGACTTCTCGTTTTTGTGTTTCTGTATTTTCTTGCAATGCTAATTGCATTTCTTTAATACGTTCTTCTGTCTCGTTTTTATCTATTTGTATGCCTAAAGATGCTATTTTTTCTTCCGATTGCGTTTCAGCTTGCATTTGCTCTAACCGCATTTTTTCCAGTTCAATATTGTGTTTAATGCGATCAGATTGGGCAGTTAACTCCTGTTCCCTTAATTTTAACGATGCTTCCGCTTCGTTTTTTGCTGATGTTACCTGTACTTGCAATAATTTAGATTGTGCGTCCATTGCTAATGCTTTGGAATGTGCAATCGCTAATTCCTGTTGAACGTCCGGTTGTGGTGGTTTTGGCGGTACAGTTCTAGGATCAGTAAAGTATTGGTCTGAGGGTAAACCAAACGCATCCGCCATATCTGCTACGGTTTGATATAACTGATGAGGCATAACAATAGTGCCTAATCCCCCATTTTTTACTATTTCCTGTTGTTTATTCATAATAGTTTCTAACGCTATCATTTTCTTTTCTTTAGAAACCGTACCCGTACCTACCGTTACACTAGTATTTTCCCTATCTTTCCAATCTGCCGGATTAACCATTGCAAATTGATTACCTACATTAACCATCATAGGTATATCTTGATGGGTTAATAGTAACTTATGAATAATTTTAAATACCGATTTGAACCCTACTTCCGCTAAAATACGAGCAATTAACTCTATTTTCATACGAGCCGCATCATATGCCATAGCTGCAACCCCAGGGTTAATACTTGATAATGAATTTTTATCTAGCCCTGCTACCTCATCGCCAACCCCAGTACGTTGTTTACGGGTATCATCTATATATTCCATCATGTTAAAGGCTTGAGCCGGTAACGCATTATGTGGAATCGGCGTAATATATTGCGACGCAGCACCTTCACCTTTGTATCTTACTACGCCCCCTGGCCTAGACGTTAATAAATCGTCCATATTAACATGGGTATCATTAACGGCAGTTCGCGTATTATTCGCTAAATACGTGTTATCTAACATTTGGCGTAACAATACGGATTTAATTCTTTGTAAATCCATTGTCAAATCCGCAATAGATAAGCCATAAAATTTATGTGGCATTAAAATAGGGCTACACGTTGCAAAAGGCATAATATCTACTTCTTCTATGCCTAATAATCGAGCTGACGACGCTGTATAATGTCCACCAGCTAACGTAACTCTTAATAATTCGGCAATATTATCGCCATCACGATCTACATTAATATAACACTCTGAAATCCAATACATACGCATAGATTCTTCAGAAACATAATCATATGGCTCTTGCTCATCAGACATATTACGTCTAGCAAGTTCTTCTTCTGTTTGCACATCATCATCAAATGGCAAAGTCCGTATAACATCAGGGCTGTAACCCATTTGGACTAATTCACTAAATGTTTTTTGTGTACGGTGATAACAGAAATTAACATCTTCNGTATANGGTGTACGAGCATATCGNGCAATACCAAATTCCTCTGGAGGAACCGGTTCTATTCTAATTTGGCCGTTTCGCTCNATAGTTTTAAAAGTAACATTAACTANGCCATTTTCTAATTCTTCTAGTTCTAACACTTCTCGCTCAGTATTCGGATCCATTTGCATGGCTTCTACTTGCATTGGCGTTAAATTTTCGTATTTTTCTTTACTTTCTTTATCTGCATCGTCCCAATAAATTTTTAAAATACCGGTTTTACTTAATAACGCATCTTTTAAAAACGTATAAGTATTATAAAAACCACGATTTTGTTTCCAATACACATAATTGGATACTTTAGTTTCTAATTTCGCCTGACTTACGTCATCTGGATTGGTAGGAGTAAACTCTACTAAATTTTCTGCATCGGTGAATATTCTTGCTAAAGACGGCAAAATCCATTCTACCGTTTCCATTACCTCACGGGTTACTACCTGACTACGGCCTTCTACTTCATCGCCGTATGGTTCCCCATAATAATAATTTAATGCTTCTGCCCGTTCATTAGATATTTCTCCTCCAGCATAACCAGAAGAACTATCTATTTCTGAACGGCAAATTGATGCAATCTGCTCGTCACTTATTGCCGTAGCCATTATTCATCACCTTGATCCCAAGTTAAACTTATTGCATCTGGTACTTCCGCTATACCAATCGCTTGTGGTGCTTTACCTTCTAGCCTGTCTGCAACTTCTTTGATTGCCCAGGCTTCTCCGTTTATCGCACATTGAATCAATTTTTGTGTAATTTTACCCAAAGCATCTCCATCGGGTACGCCTTCAGCCTTAAACCTTTTTAAATTCCGGTTTAATGAGTTACGAAATTGGCGATTTTCTCTTGAAGCGTTTTTATTTCCTAGTGGTGCGCCCATATCAAACTATTCCTGAATTACTATAATTTAATGTGTCCCATGTATTCATAATCGGTGAATACATACATCCGTATCGAAACGCATCTGCCGCATGAGATGCCCAATCATGTACCGGTTTTAACCGGAATGTTCTTCTCGTTTCATCGTATTCTGCCCTATATTGACGTAATGCGTCTAGTCCTCTTCTGCATCTAAGGTCATCAAACCAACAATTATTTAACGTTCTACGCACTGTTTCTATTCCATCTTCTACTTTGTGCATCTTTACTATCTTAGCCTCTATACCTAAATTATATAGCACTTCTACCCTGGATCGCCCTGTATCTAGACTTCTTTGGCGTACATCATGCGGAAAAATATGGTCACTATATGTCCATGTCCCCGTTGAGGCTTTTTCCTGTAACACATTNACATAATGATTTAATCCTTCTCCTGATGCTTCATAGTAGTCAATAACACGCAATTCTCCACCATTTCTTTGCACGAACCATATTGCTGTACTATCCCCTATACCTAAATCCCACCATGTTTCTACAGAAAACGACGGATCAAACTGTATTTTGCCTATTCTGCTTTCTTTTTCTGCTGCTTCTANNAATTTNCCGTAATATGCACCCTGTATTGCTGCCGTCCATGAACATTCAAATTCTTGCAAATACTGGTCTTCTGACATTTGTTTACGAGCAGCTACTAGTTCATCATCATCTAAATAACCGGTTTCTGACGCTTTATGTATTTTTACATACCAATCCGGATCGTCTTTTACACTCTGATATAAATCAAAAAAACTATTATGGCCTCGCGGTGTCCCAATAAATACTGCCCACCCTTTACGGTCAGCTAATGCTGGACGCACTACCTCTGGAAACAATCTTGCACTCATCTGGGCATATTCGTCCATAATTACGCCATCTAAATATAACCCACGCAAAGAATCTGGATTATCACCACCATATAACGTTAATCGTGCGTTATTAGGCAAATCACAACGTAATTCCGCTTCATTGTATTTTATTTCTGGTATAGGACGGGTGTAATGTTTGACCATATCCCACGCTACTGCCTTACTTTGTCTGTATAACGGGCTAATATAAGCAAATCGGGGATCTTTTAATTTACACATTGCTGCACATTTAATGACTTCATTAATAGCAAATACTGTCTTTCCAAATCGACGGTGACATACTAATAAAGCAAAACGTTCTTTACGACTATGTGCGTTTCTTTGTAATTTTCTAGGGGTATACGGTATTTTTATTTGCATTATTAGCCTTTTAACCGTTTTCTTCTTTGACTAGATTTTATCGCTAGTCCCTGTTTAGTTGCTTTTTTCTTTGCCCCTTTTCCTTTATAAGTTTTACCGCTAGTGCCGTATTTATATCCTCGACCTGATTTCATAACGGGCATAATAATCTCCTATGCTTTTCGTGTTTTGCTTAAAATATCTGCATCGGCTTTTCTTGCACCGCCTTTACCAGAAACAAACGAGTTAACTCTACCCATAGCCCACGCAGCCATAGGGACATTGCGTGACCCACTACTTAAATACGCTCCTTGCCCCCGTCGATAAACCTGGGCTAATTGACCATAAGTAAATTTGCTATTTTCTGCTTTTTTTCTTAGCGTTGCTTTTACTTTTTCGCTTATTGGTTTTCTTTTTGGCTTGTTCGGCACGACTGCGACTTACCTCCTGAATATCAATATATT